CCCTACATTCGTTGATGAAATCAAAATCAATATTTGTATATAAGTAATATAAATCTTTGTTTATATCGTTGAGAATGTATTCTTGTGACCTTACGTTTAAGGCAACCGAAAGACTTCCTCCAAATGGTTCACAATACGTCTTTGGATTTCCTATAAGAGGAATAATGTGATTGAGAATCTTATACTTATTTCCGGCCCATTTTAGAGGAGGTTTTATGAACACAGTAAATACTCCTCTAAAAATTGTTTGTTTTCTATAATTCTTACGTCAGGATATATTTTCTTCATATTCTCTGAGAACTCCTCGCTTAAGTAATAATTTTTCCACTTCCACGCAGAATCCGGACCAGAAAGAACAATGGTTGCTCTTTTGTATCCATAATCATCAATGGCGTGTTGGAGTTTCATAATCTCAAATGGAATTTTCTCTTCTGCGGTTCCAAATACTTCTTGATACTTTAGACTGATTAGTTCCTCATTATTATAAAGAATATCTACGTAATGTTTACCGCCATTTCGTTTTAGACCAATATTAACCTGACTTTTAAAAGGAGCAAGTCCATAAGTTTCAAGTAGTAACTCTACTTCTTTTTCATAACTTGCTCCGGTGTTTCTTTTACCCATAAGACGTTATGGGGCGAGTTTTGCCTTATGTAGACGCTTCTCTTCATAATACTTCCAGACATTTGGTGCCCATTGAGATAGATGAGGAACCATTTGTTCACATAATGCCTGAATTTCAAGTTGAGCATCCATCTTAGACCTCAAGTCCATAAAGTGGAGGATGGAGCGGAGATTCATTGTCATTACAAAGTTCTGGCGGATTGCTTGTGGGAGATAATCCCTTAGATGTTCTTCTGCCATTCCTTGATTATAATAATCAGCATATTCTTCACATTCTACAAGAATTCGGGCAATCTTACGTTGACGGTGTTCTTCAGTCCACTCATATTTTTTACCCTTTCGGTTAGTATAAAATCCAGCAGGGCGAACATAAAAAACGTCTTCAACATCAAGTTCACGTTTTGCCGCCTTAATAACTCGCTTACCAGTATAACGCTGCGAAGACACATCAAAACTAGCAATGCGATGAGTTCTTGCCTGAACGATTACATTATGAACATACCCAGCAACAGAGAATGTTATTGATGGATGCTCCGCAGGTCCAAAGTGTCCCCTATCATTAGCAAGCAAAGTATCAACAATCCACTCGCCACATTGTTGAGGCGAAGGAATTTCTTGTTCGTGGATGGCGATTTCACTATAATCATTCTTTGCTGCTTGATAAATTACCTGCTCTGGGATTGGGTAGCACTGTAGTTTTACTACCTGCATCCTCTTATCAAGTTCAAGAAGGTCTTTTGCTTTAATTGGTTTCATCGGGTCACTCTCCTTTACGAAGTTTTTTGATTTTTTTATATTCCTCTTTAATCATCTTGTATGCCTCATCAGCGGTGATTTTATCACCAATCTCTAAGGCAACAATAATCTCTACTCGGTCTGAGAAGTTTCCTAATCCTTTTTCAAATTCAGTTAAATTATAAGTCATTCTCAATCTTCCTCATAATAGTCGGGGTCTTCATAATCATCTCTTGTGATTAAGTCTTTAATATGGATTACATTATTTGGAACAACCTCGTCTTCGTCATCAAGTTCCAACTTAAGTTGTTCCATAAGAAGTTCTATATTTTTTAGGATAAGTCTTACACGTTCACTTCTCATCGTGAAATTAACTCCAAATCATAATTTTCTGGTTTCAAATCCTCAATAATCTTATGGCATCCTACCACAGGGTCAACCGAACTGCAAGTATAGATGTCTGCATATGCTTCATTCTTTTCTGGGACAGTATGAATGGAAATATGAGATTCCGCCAGAAGAAGAATTATAGTGACGCCTTGTGGTTGGAATTTATGAAAGCACTTATCGAGGATGGTCGCCTGACACAGTATAGCAGCATCTGTCAAGAGACGCAAGAGGAATTCAAGGTCATCTAAAAGAGAAAATTCAACCCCATAAAGATTAAGAACGTAATGCTTCCCCATTAGACATCAGGTGGGTCGGATTGTGCTTCACTGATAAGACTAGAAATATAAGTTTCTGTTCCATCCATAACCTGAACCTGATATAAATTAGATTTCATAATTTTCTTTGCTTTTTTATACTTTTTAATCAGTTTATTGATTTCGTCTTTATTGATAGACATCTTAAAACCACTAGACATATCTTACCTCTTCTTTTTATCAGGTTTTTCTTCACCCCAGGTTCTTGGATTTGCTTTCCCATAACCAAAGGAAATCTTCTTTACATTACGAAACTTATCATAATATAAATCAAAAATATTAGAACGCTTGTTGGAACGACAAACATCCATAGAAAGATTTCCATCAACGTCTTCATAATAAACAAGATAGGCATCTCTTGGTAATGTTTTATCTTTTGCTTGTTCTACGGTTGCTTTTGCGTAGATAAGTTGACAACCATACTTTTTTGGTATGGTGTGTATTTCTTCTTCAGTCCACATCAAGACCTACCTCCCCACACGATAAATGGATATGCTTCTTGAATAAGGTCAAAGGGGAGATTATACTTAGATGTTAGTTTCTTATCCTTTACAAGACAAACAATCTCGGCTTCTTTTGGATGAAGTCCTTCAAGAAGTTGAATAAAGATTGTTTCCCGGCGAATAGAACTAAGGGTGTCATTTCCTCCTTTGATGAAGTTATAAAACTTATCATACTCTTGCCTTAGTGTGGTGCGTTGGTTTGACCCAAGAGCATCAATCATCTTATCATCAAGCTGTTTCTCGATTGCCTGAGAAAGAGTATCGTTACCAGGAGTAATGTCTTTTGAGTTTGAATAAGGAACGGCTCCCTCTGGAAGGAGAGTAATTACAGATTGGTCATAATTCCAAATAAAGAGGCTGATAAGAGCATCGTTTTGATACTTTTGTAAGACCTCAATTTTCTTTGGTCGGATTCGTTGGGCACAAGCAAGTTCTAGAATCTCGTGTTGGAATGGATTAGCCGGAAGAGAATCAACCGAAGGAGTTGATACTTTTGGTTTAGCCGTAGTCTTCGGCTTCTTCGTTACTGTCTGCGTCATCGTAGTAGTCTTCATCAATGTTTAATTTAGGTGTAATTCTTAAGGCAACAATTTCATCAGGAATAATATTTCCATTAGCATCCATAAATTCCGGATGAATAAAAGGAGTATTTTCTTCTTCTTTATCGGTATTTAGATATAAGGATATAATCCATCCTAATATTCCACCAACAATAAAAAGCAATAATGTAATGACAATGGCAAAAAATAATGCAATTAAATACATCGGTTTACTCCGGTAAGTTTTTAGTCTTTGTGAAACTTATGGAAACCTGAAACTTTCTACCAAAAAAAGAAACAGATTTCTCTAAAGTGTAATTAAAAACCTGTTCCTCCTTTTTATTATTGCTTTTTTCGCCGAGCATCCAAATGAATCCTCGGTTTAAACTATTTAGTTCGGCATTTTGACTTTCTTGCATTTTTCATTTTCACAAAGTCATCACAAGCACTTATGAATCCAAGAATATAATTCTTTATTTTTCGGGCATCTGGTTTGGAGAGATGACCATATGCTTCCCTGATGTATTTTGCTTCTTCGGTTTGTCCACCTTGAAGATAAATTTCTAGTTCTTCTGCTAATTGCTTAATGTTTTTTGCGGTGATGCTCTTTTTGAATTCTTGAGCATCTACTCGTCTACAGTTTTTTACTTTTAAATAAGAAAGAAAATCCATTACAAATTTTCCTTCAACAAAGGCGTAATCTATTGCCTTCTCAACGTCATAATGAATTTCCTGCATTAGACCAGATTATTTTCTTTCAGGTATTTTACAGTATCCACACACCCACCGAGGTGCTTATCATCCATAATAACTTGAGGAAATGTTGACCCTTCACCAAATTCACTGATGAATTGTTGACGGTCAAAGTCTTCCCCAAGAGTATAAACTACGTGGTCAAAATTGTAGGTGTGCATTACTGCCTTGATTTTATCGCAATAAGGACAACCGTGTTTTGAATAAATTGTGAATTTCATCGTTTCCGTAATTGTTCAATTTGATTTTGTAATCTATCTATTTGGTTTTGAGTATCTTCTTCTTTTTGTTTTTGTGCTCTTGCTTGTCTTTCTTCTTCGGCTGTTTGTTGTTGTTGGGCAATTTCTGCCGTCCTTTGTTGAGATTTTTCTCTTGCTATATTAGCAGTAGTTGTAGAATAAGAAGGAACCTGTTCTAAAAACTGTTTGTAAGTCTTCATATTTTTTAGAACTATTTAGAAATTAGTGGGTTCCATAAAAACAGAATGTTCTCCCTTTCCTTGAAGACTTTTAACAAGAAGTTCACTGAACCTTTCCATTTTCATAAAATGAACCGAAGATGGATGTTCGCTGATGGCATTCTTAAGAGCAATTAGTTCTTCGTTTTCTTCTACGGACAGAAGATTTTCCATAGTTTTAAATAATTCTTATTTATTTATTAGAAAAGACCACCAAAAAATGAGTTGCCATCAAGACCCTTTTTCTTAAGTTGTTCCTCAAGTCTATCGGTCATCTTATCGGTTTTAATAAGAAGGTCGAGTTTGTGAATCATTTCGGCAATAACAACCGAAACGTATGGTTGTTCACTCCTGGCGGCAAATGAAAGTGAGTTTTTCAATGCCGCTTCTGCTTCTTGCAGACTTTCTTTAACGCTATTCGATAGTGCCATTAGTTTTCTCCTGAAATTCGTGGTTGAGTGGTTTCGATTTTAACCTGGTCTTTTTTTAATTTATATCTTTTGATATAAGACTGAAGGTGTTCTTTACACATAAAATAACAAACCTTATCGTCTTTTCCTTCCTTATGGGTTAGTTTAATCGGGAACATAATGTGGAAAGGTTCGACTGGTATTTCTTCCTTTTGCTTAGTAGAAGTAATTCTTTTAGTCTTTCTCTTCATTGAAATATTGCTAGAAATATCTTTGATAAGCCATAAAACGTCCTACGCTTGGTTCTATCCCTAAAGAGTAGCAACACTCACAATAACTGTTGAACTCATACCAGGGAGTAGTTGGGTCTAAGGCAGGAAATTCAGTCAAAATAAACAATGTCTTCTTGATGACGAGTCAGAACAGCAGAACCCCATTCAATAAACATATCAACATTACGTTGCATTTGGTCTTCATCATCAATATAACCATTTGTAATGGTTTCAATCATTCTTTGTGATGGTAATTGTCCCATAAGAAGTGAAAGAACTGAAATAAGATACATTGCCAACATATGTCCTGGAGATTCCTTAGACATTTCAAAGATTGTTTGAACAGTACTTAATTCACCTTCTTCAAGTTCTTCGTCTCTTGTGTAATATCCAACTGCAGTCATACCACATAACCAAATCAATTCAAAGAGAAGAGAGTTTTGTGTCTCAGAATCCATCATCGTAATTTCTTCTTCTGATGGAACCTCACCTTGCCGTAATTTATCAAAAATACTTTCTGGAACTCCTTCTATTTCAAAGTCTTTTGGAACAGAGTATTCTAAATCGTGCCTAATCATAAGACACTCAATAAACTCTTTAGTAAAATTTGCGGTTTCTTGTCCTTCTTTTTTAATGTCGTTGATTCTTGTTTGTAAGGATTTTAGGTCAAATTGTTCGTTTTCGGCCATAATTAAGTCAAATTCTATGGGCAAGTAAAATCATAGCAGAGAACCCAGAATCTGTCAAGAGGGAGGTCGGGTGAATTCTTTCTCAAGGTCTTTTGCTATTTTCATATACTTTTTCATAGCAAGAAAGTTTGTTATGGGATTCTTAGGGTGAAAGCGAATCATCCAAATCCATTTCTGGATATTAAGTTTCACTAACTTAAAAACCAAGTCAATGTAAGCAGATACGTTTTTATCCACCGACATCATAAAACAAATTACTACAAATACCAAAAGTAAACTGTAGTAATAGTAAGTATTAAACATCAGTCTCTACGCATATGGTCATTATCGTTCCTAAAGAAGTTTGCAATATCATCAACAGAACTTTCTCCTGTGATATGAGTTGACGGGTCTGGATTTCCAAGATTCATTTGGTCTAGGAAGTGGTCAAGACCATCGGTAGGAACTCCATTGACTGCCCTGCGGCGGGCACGTTGTAGCATATCGTGAACCGTTCGATTTGCCTTGGCGTGTTTTTCAATAAGAACCATATCATTAAAAGATACTTCTTGACGAAGTTCAATCTTCAGGCAAATCTCTTCAAGTTGTAGACGAATTTTGGTAGAAAGCATTTAAGTAAAAATGTGGTTTACTTGGTTTTTATTGTAGTGGATTTTCTTGAGCGTTTGGTGGGTTTGGGGGCAGTTTTTAAACTGGCCTTATGTTGCTCGATGAATTCATTACATTTCTTTTGGGTTTTGAAGACCTCTAACTGTTGATTACGGTAAACCACCATCCATTTATTACCGAATTCAAATACTCCATAATTACCACACTCAGTTATAAATCCTATCATTTAGTTAAAAAAAATCCACCCACTATTTAGGGGTGGGTGGAGTAGAGAACTTAAAGAGAATAGCACAGACACATAATAAAAGGAAAGTGTCTACTATTAGCATTTTAGTAAGTTAGAATACCCCAGGAAGAAGTTGTCCGGTCTTAAGATATACGACTACAGCAATTGGTAGCGCGACCATACAAATTCTGCCGTTAAGTTTTTCGGAAAATTCAGTCCATCCAAAGTTTTTCATAAGTTTACTCCTTAATAAGTTTTTGAAAGTTCATTAACAGAATGTGCTAAAAGCACTAAAAACACTACGGTAGTTATAGTAAAGATTACTTCAGGCATCAAAAAATACCAAAAAATAATTTACCAGTAAGAGCATAAGAAATAATTGCTCCAATCATACCCACCATCGCCCATCTTGAATTTACGACTTCTTTTATTTCATTAGGCGAGTACATTCCGTAGTTTTCATAATACATTGTGGGTTCTTTTGCAAATGCATTAAGTTGACCAAATTCATTTTTTGTAACAGTCATAAATGTTAAGTTTAGTAACAATATTATATAGGAAAGATAAAAAATGTCAAGCATCCCTTTGTTTTGATTTACTGACCAATGTTCCTAATTGCTTCCCTAGACTTATTCAAAACAGAACCAGTCAAAGGAACATAACCAAGATCATTAGCAAGAGATTGTGCCTTATCACTCAACATATAGTTAAGTGCTTTTTGAATGCTAATAGATTGATTTGCAGTATTACCAGTCTTATAAGCAAGAATCCAAGTCAAAGTTGAAATTGGATATGAATTAATACCTTCGGGATTTGGATTAGTTCCAGCAAGGTTTTTATCAAGTTTGATATTATTCAGAGCAGCAGCACCTGTCTCTGCGGTAGGAAGAACAAACTTACCTGCCTTATTCTGAAGTGCAGCAACCTGGAGATTATTTGGTTTTACAAATCCAGTATTTACATAACCAATAGAACCAGGAGTGTTGCGAATAATACCAGCAACACCTTCATTGCCCTTACCGCCAATACCTACGGGCCATTTTACAGACTTAGCAACATCTTTCCAAGAACTATCAAAAGCATTTAGAGAATTGGTGAAAGCATAAGTTGTTCCAGCACCATCAGTACGATATACTACACGAATAGGACCATTACCACAACCAACTTGGTTCCAATCTTTAATATCACCTTGGTAAATATCTACTAATTGTTTCTGAGTCAGTTTCAGATTACAACCTTTCTTATTATAAGCAATTGCAATCGTTCCACCAACAGCAGGGAACTGAACCACACCACGTTTCACTTTTTTTGCATCTTCAGCATCAATAGGCTCATCAGAAGCAGCAAAATTCACAGTTCCAGCAATAAACTGACGAACACCAGCACCAGAACCAACAGATTGATAATTTACTCTATTTCCTGTTTCTTTTGAATAATCCTCAAACCAACGTTGGTAGATTGGTGCAGGAAAAGTAGCTCCAGCACTATTCATAGTGTTGGAAGTACAAGCAGTAAGAGGAACAACAGCAAGACTTACTGCGGCAATTTTAGTAGCAAGTTTCATAAAAATTGATTAACAAAATAAACCATTAATTTTAAGATGAATAAACCACCCAATATATGGGTGGTTTCACTCAAGATGTGAGTAATTTATCAGAAGGTAAACTTGGTCTGGATTATTCCCCCCCAATTAGAAGAAGCATTCTTGAATGCTTGATCGTTTGCAACATAGATGATTGCAGGAGTAACGCTGATGTTGTCACTTACGCGATACTTGTAGAAGATTTCAAGTAGTGACGCTTTGTTGCTAAGACCAGAAGTATTACCAGGTTGACCATAAGCAATACCAGCAGAGTTGCCCTTAGCAAATACATCAGACCATTGAAGACCAGCGAACCAAGTAGAAGTATTAGTTGCATTATTAGGAGTAACAGTACCACTTACAGTGTTCCAACCATAACCACCAGAAATTGAAGGAATAATACCTGATTGTGTAGGTTGCCAGTAAGCATTAAATGCATAACCATTAGAGGTTTGACCTGGAGCAAGAGTACCATTAGCACCTAGGAAACCATTATAGGTGCGGACACGGGTGCCTTGAGTGCCATAACGATAACCAAAAGCAACCCCCCATTGAGGAGCGCGATAACCAATCTGGGCAAGAGTATTCAGAGCACCTTGCTCATTGAATACACCAGTTTCAGAGTTGTCGCCATTCTGAGCAACATAATTCAGACCAGCAACAATTCCACCTTTTTTACCAGGTTGGACATACTGAATACCAAAACCAGCGCCAGTTGCTTTGTTATAGACACCAGGAGCACCAGCAGTAGTAAAAAAATCAAGGATTTCTGAACGATACGCAGAAGGAATCCAGACCATTTCAGTATTACGAACCAGAGCACCAGCAGTCAGAGTTACACCCTTACCTGCAGGGAACTGATAGTACAAACGATCAATCCATACATTACTAGAAGTACCTGTACCTTGTGAGGTTTCTGCCTTATCCAATTTCAGGACTGAAGAGGAAGAACCAAAGGGTTGACTAGAAAAATTACCAGAACGCAGACGAGCACGGAGCAGATCCTTGCCAGTGAAAGAAGTATCAAAGTTAAGACGAAGATCATAATTGAAAGTAGTGTTACCTACGTTCTGACCATTAGGATATTCTTTAGTGGGTTGTAATAGAGCACCAGGAACACCCCCAAGAATAAAGTTAGTCTCACCACGAAGTTTGGTAGTAGTAGAGAACTGTTGTGCTTCTAGTTGACCAACTTTAGTTTCTAAACCATCTACACGACCACGAAGAACAGCAAGTTCGGCACCAAACTCATTAAGAAGACGACGAAGTTCGTCAGTAGTTTCTGATACACGATCAAGACAAGAATTCAAAAGTGCTGCTGCCTCATATCTGGTCATTGATTGACCACCAATGAATTTTCCGTTGGGATAACCAGAAACGCAATTATAACGTTCTACTAAATTGCTGAGTGCTTGATATGCCCAATCAGTGGGTTTCACATCAGAAAATTGAGTAACGCTTGTAACCTGATTTTCTGAAGAATATTGATTAACCGCTGCCATATTAAAGTCTGCTGCATTTACAGAAGAATTTGCAACAGACAATGCTGCAACTGCAGTAGTAATAAAAATGTTCTTTAGTTTCATAAAAAGTTTCTCCTATAAATTTTAATTATACTCGTGAATAACAAACACTTACGACCCCATTAGAAGCAGAAGCGATTTTAGAAAATGCAGCATAAGATAAATCTAAACCTCTTCCGCCATAATACGGGCCACGGTCATTTACTCTCACAATAACACTACGCCCATTACGATTGTTTGTAACTCGCAGCCTTGTGCCAAAAGGCAAATAAGGGTGTGCTGTTGTGTGAGAATAAGTGTTAAATCGTTCTCCATTCGCAGTAATTTGTCCGTGGAAACCATCCCCAAGACCATAATAAGACGCCGTAGTACAAGAATAAGCCTTTGCTGGTTGTGATAGACCTAAAATACTTGCTACGGCAAAAGTGAATGAAGAACAGATTTTAATTGTTTTAAAAAGCATTAAATTGAATTGAATTCGACATCCGTGCTTGGTGAAGTGGCATTCATCTCTTCCCAGAGAACATCACCCACGGCTCTAAGTTTTTCATCAGTTGATGAGTTAGTATTTAGTTGTCTCCTGAAGACGTGTTTTTCAGGATTGTAGTAACAATAACATATTTCCTTAAGGAATGTTAAAACAGTGGACGGTTGATTAAGTGTCTACTGCTTATTAGCACTGGATTCGGCAACTCTCCCGTGATAAGGATTAAATGCAGTAATTTGCTCCAAGGACATCTGGGAACCAGCATTTTTCCAGAAGTTTAGAATACCTTCATAATTCTGCTTATGGAACATATCAATATGTTCTGGGTGAATAGTGGAACCCAAATCAATCTTATAAAGAAATAAGGGACAAGAATAAGTCGCTCCAGTATTATAAATTAGATCATCCGCCACCATTCTTGGTTTTATGTTTTGGTCTAATCTATACTTATCACCAACAACGTGATTTTTTAATAGTTTCTCGGCATGATGCCTTGTGATTACGTAACATGACGTGCTAAAGGAATTTACAAAACGGGTATGTATAGGAACAGTCACGTCTCCAGTGCAAATGATCGCTAGTTGTATAACATCCCATCCATAGGGAACTCTTGAAATAAACTCTTTCCAAGTAAAATCCCAATACTGTGATATAAAAAGACAGTCATCCTCCATAATAACCGCATAAGGAGTATTAGAGGTATTGTACCAATGACTTATCGCACGTAAATGAGACGTTACGCACCCAACCTCACTGGTTGAAACATTCTCTGGATATTTCCCTTTAATAATATCACTTAAGTCATCATTTCTACCATCATAGGCAGAAATCCTTGTATAGTCCTTTATGTCCCAATATTCAAACTGGGATTCCATAAATTCCTTTCTTTCTGGTTGGTCATCAAGATTTATGTAATAAATCGGAGCAAAGTTTTCAAGTTTGTAGATTGATTTGTTTCTGTCCATTGTAATTTTCAAGTAAACATCCCTGCCAGGCAAGTAATAAAACTCTTTCAAAATAATGTGCTTCAGGTGGATTAGGTGCGTAATCCGTATAAAGCATCATTTTTTTGTAGAAGTTGATAGAGTATTTAAGTATGTTTTGTTTGGGCACAGTAAAGTTTGCGCCCGGACAAAACGCAATGTATTCAGGTATTCGTTTAATAATAAAGAGGTCTTCTAAGAAATCCTTAAAGTTCTTTATCTTTGGATAAACCTTTAGGTCTTTATTATCTCCAAGATGTCTTTCGACTTTTTCTAAATGATAATCATCATTCACATAAAATCCTTCACCCCAAGGTTCATAAAAATTACTGTCTCCATTACCAACAACGTCAAGACCAATAGGAACAAACCAATTTGCTTTTAAGGCATAAAGAAATCTTTCTCTGGTTGTATAAGTTCTCCAGGTAATATTTCCTTTAATTAAGATATTGATGTCGGCAAGATTATCATAATTTTCGGTGATATATCTACCATAATCATAAATGTTAGACCCGACATTAGGAGATGGAAACACTTTTCCTAAATCATAAACTTCTTGTGGAATTGTTGGACTTCTTTCGTAAATGAAGATGTTTTCTTTGGTAAAACTATAATCTTCAAGGTCTTTTAACCACATCAAATCGTGGTTGGAATGATTTGTTACAACTAATCTTTTACTTACAGAGGTCATTTAAGATTTGCTTAAGAACTTCGGTTTTATCTAAATCAATAACCTGAAAGTTATTATTCCACTGACAGGCATTTCTCATATGAAGAAACTTTTTATCCATATGAAGTTCAAACGGATAATTAAACTTATCTAAAGAAAGGTTATTATAATACTCTGGATATTCTACACCAGTGTCTTTTATTTTTAGATTTGATTCAAATAACTTATAGGTTCCGCCGCCAGTGTCTAGATTATGAGTCGGAGAAAAGTTAAAGTCCAGGTCTTTTATTGAATTATATTTGAATAAGGTAATACCAGGCCATAAATAAGTTATATTTCCTCTGTGTTGATAAAGACCAGCAACATCAAAACCTTTAATATATTCAAGCAAGTCAATATCATCAATAGCAAACATATCGTGGTCTAAAAATAAAACCAAATCATTATCTTCTATAAGATTATCATAAACAAATTGAACCGAATCTGCGTGATATTGACTAGGGGAATTGGTAACATTTGCCTGGTGTTGATGAAGAGTAATGTTTAATCGTGAACAAATATTGGAGAACTCCTCATCATAAGTGTCACAGTGTTTATCTTGGATAGCAATAATTTCTACATTATTTTTTATAAACTTTCGTAATGTGTTTACCTGCAATTCAAGTATATCGGGTCGGTTGAATACAAAGAGAAAAATCTTAATCATAGTTGGTTTTTAATCCATTGTTTTAAGTCTACTTTTGGTTTCCATCCAATCTTTCTAATCTTATCAATGTTTGCTCTTGAGTGAATAACTTCTCCGGGTCTCTCTGGGAGATAGATTTGGTCTGTGGAAATCAAATCGGCAACCTCTTTAATAGAAATTCCGATTCCGGTTCCTACATTAAAAATCTCCCCATAAGAAGTCAAATTTACTTTAGATGAAAGGAGATTTGCATCAACGACATCATAAACATTGACAAAATCTCTTGTTTGAAATCCATCACCAAACAGAGTTAGGGGTTCGTTATTATTTTTTTGCCTTAAGAAAATCGCCATTACTGGAGCATAAGACCCCTTTGATGGTTGCCTATCGCCATAAACATTAAAGTATCTAAGGACTATTGTTTCTAATCCATAAAGATGATAATAAAGTTTACAGAGTTCTTCCCCAGATTGTTTAGATAATGAATAAGTGTTTAATGGTTGAGTCGGATTAGTTTCATAACTCGGCAGGAAAAACTTATTCCCATAAACAGCGCAGGTTGATGAGAATATTACTCGTTTGACGTTTTGATTTCTTGCTGCTTCTAAAACATTAAGAGTAGAAATGGTATTATTCCTCATTGATTGATTAGGATTTTCAATACAATAAGGAATCGAAATCTCAGCAGCAAGATGAAATACACAATCTATATTTTCAAATAAAGAAACAATGAAATCATAATCACATAAGTCGTAATCATAATAAGTTGCTTTTTTATTAAAGAAGTATTCGTCTCTCGAACTTGACGATACATTATCAATTACAATGACCTCATTATTTTCTTCTGTTAGTTTATCTACAATGTGAGACCCAATAAATCCACAACCACCCGTTACAATGTATCTCATTTTGTTGGCAACCAGAAATTAGGAGTATAAGAATAAAAATCTATGGAAGGATAAGACGATAGATTACTATCCGTTCCATTAGAACTTGTTTGATAAAACATAGGATTATCTAAGGCATACACATTAAAATACTTTTGAACTTCTGCATACCCAATGTCGTGATGTTCTTGGGTCTTGCAGAAATGGAAACAAATATTTTTACAAATATCTACGTATCTCTCACTCATAAAAAGTATAGCGTGGGCACTAAGCATATTATAAAGTCTTAAGAGATTATTTTCCAATCTTTCATACTTAACACACGGGCCAGAATGAGAATTCATTCTACCCCAAGAAGAAACCCCAAGATAAAGAGCATCGGAATCATCAGGAATATTGATTTGAGTATATTCGGTTTTTAAGACACAATCATCCTCAAGAATAATAAAGGGAGGTTTGAAATTATCCAAGATAAAATAATGAGAGGCAGAGCACCCAACCAATGAATTTTGGTGTTCCACTGCCTCAATCCTAGTATACTCCTCAAATCCAAATTTGTCAAGCATAGAAACCATTTTCTGATTTCTATCAACATCTTTCTGGAGATTTATGTAGTATACAGGAATTTTTTTAAGTTCTAAGAGCATTATGGTTTTTCTTTAAGGCAACAATTTTGGGAAGATATGGATAATCGGTTCCTAAAAATTCTTCAGCATAACAGTAAGAAGGAGTCAAAGATACTGTTGGGGGATTATCAATCAAATATCTATTCATATGAGATTCATCGTGCCATACAGCAACAATATTATTCTCAAGGTCTTTATTAACCCTATCTGCAATTACCTGAGACATCTCAAGAAATTTAGAAGTCTTACCACCATTAAATCCCCCAGCATAATAGTTAGTTCCTTCTCCTACTGCGACATAAGCAAGGGAAGAAGGATTTCTTTCGTATGCAAATTGTTCGGGAGTTTCGTAGATTTTATAGGGGTGATTAGTAGCAACCAAATCTCCAAGGATTTCATCACCAACAGTATCAACAACTTTCATATCAGCATCAAGATAAAAGCAGTAATCAAACTTAGAGATAAAATCTTTTTCTTTGATGAAGTAATTATATCTTTTTAGGGTCGGGATAGGCCAGGGTTCGTGGTCTATTTGAGAAATTTTTACATTTGGGGAACTTTCTTCAATCTCGTGGTCTGTAAAAAGAAGACATTGAACCGAATGATTAGTAAGAAAATTTTCGTCAATACTATCATAAAGGTCTTGAACGAACTGAATGTATTTGTTTGTTGCGATTGTTAGAATACAAATATCCATTATTTTTTAATATAAAGAGCATCTCCCCACTGGAACCATTCTTCGGGCCAGAATGTTTCTACTCGGGTAAAATTATAAGAAGAAAGAAATTCATCAAGTTCATCAATCATCACATTTCCCTCATACATTTCTCCCCTATTTACCTCACAGTAAATATAGTCAATGGAATTTAATGTTTTGGTCGAACCCTTAAAAACCTCAAGTTCATAACCCTGAACATCAATGTTGATAAAATTACAATGAGTAATATTATAATCATCTAATACTTCAACTTCAACTTCTTCGGTTCCTTCAAACTTTACATTTGGATGATGAGTTAGATGAACCTTAGGTTTTATGATAGAACTACTCTGCGCCTCATTATCACTGAGAAAC